GACATCCGCCGGGAGCTCAAGATTCGCGTGGTGAGCACGTTCAACGGGAAGGGCAACAAGTTTTACGCGCTCTGGGAGAAACGCGCGGAGAACGGTTACGCGGGCCACCTGGTGGACATTCACTCCGCCAAGGCGGACGGGTTGCCGGTGGACGTGGAGCAGCTCAAGGCGGGACTGGATGACGCGGATGCTTGGGCGCAGGAATACGAGTGCCAGCCCACGGATACGAGCAATGTGCTGCTGCCCTACGATCTCATCGCCCTGGCCGAGAGCGCCGAGGCCACGGAGGCATGCGGCGCGGATTATTGGGATTTCGCCCCGGGCGGCAGCAACCCGGTATTTGCCGGCATTGATTTCGGGCGGACCAACGACCCGACCGTCTGCTGGGCGCTGGAACTCATAGGCGGCGTGCTCTGGACCCGCGAGGTGCTTGTGCTGAAGAATACGGACACCCCGGACCAGAACCGCATCCTGAGCAGCCGGATCAAGCGGTCGGCGCGGACCTGCCTGGACTACACCGGGCCAGGCATCGGCTTTGGCGATTATGCGGCCAAAGAGCACGGCGAGTATAGCCCGGGGGAACACAAGTTCGGCAAGGTGGCGAAGGTGACCTTCAGCGTGAAGACCAAGCGGGAGATGTTTCCACTGCTGCGCCGGAAGTTCGAGGCACCCACCACCGTCCGCGTGCCCATCTCACGCGCCGTGCGCGAGGACCTGCACGCGATGCAGCAGGTGGTCATGAATGGCGAATACAACTACTGGGCCGCCCGGACCAAGGAAGGGCATTCCGACCGTTGCACGGCGCTGGCCTTGGCGGTGCGGGCGGCGGTGGACGCCGGGGCGGGCCAGTATAGCAGCATAGTAATATGAGGGCCTACTTTGACAGATTGCCATGCGCGCATCCCACGCCTCGGGGCGGGGACCGGGCAGATGCCCGAACGGCGGGGACGCGCCCAAATGCCCCAGGACGAGTTGGGGGGTATCAACCTAGCAGGGAGCGCGCCTCGCGCGCCTATCGGGCGATTAACCCCGGTTTAATGGCCTTGTGGCGAGGGGTCTGGACCGCGAGAAGGGAGGCCGCATGGGTGTGATCGGCAAACTGGGTGCAATGTTCGGCGGCGGGGGGCTAAAAGCGGTGGTGTTGAACGGGACGCCGTCCTACGTAAGCCGGCAGGAGTACGCGGGGTTGGAGCGGCTGGCGGCGCAGGGGATGATCCAGAAGGGGATCGGCTCGGACGCGCTGGTGGGGACGCAGGGCATCGGTCAGCAGGGGGTGCCGGCGTTTTGGTTTGCGCGGGCGGTGGAGGGCGGGGGGGCGGGCGAGACGCTGAACGCGCCCTACGCGGCCTCGGTCTGGGTCCAGCGGGCGATCAAGATGGTGAGCGGGCCGATTGCGGGGGTGGATGTGCTGTTCTCCAGGAAGGGGCAAAAGGGACCCGCCTCCGCTAAAGCTAAGGCGGGCGGGCCGACAGGACGGAAGGGGGGAAACGCTCAAGTCTCGAAGGACCTGGATGAATACCTGGACCTGCCGGAGGTGCTGAATTGGCTGAGGGCGCCGATGGCGGGGTTGACTTACGCGGATTTCATCGAGGCCAGTGTGGGCTGGCTCAAGATGCAGGAATGCTTCTGGCTCCTGGACGATTCGACGCTGGTGCCGTTCCCGGAGGCGCGGCAGAGCTACCCGCCGGTGATCGTGGCCCGGCCGGATCGGATGCGGCATGTGATTGAGAATGGCCGGCTGGCGGGCTGGGTGTTTACGCCGCCGGGGGGCAAGCCGGTGTCGCTGCTGCCCGAGCAGGTGATCCAGTTGAAGTATTGGAACCCGTATGATGACTGGCGGGGCCTGGGGGAGTATGCGCCGGCCGCGGTGGCGGCGGAGTCGGACTGGCTGGCGGGCAAGTTTGGCCGAAACCTGATGGCGAACAATGGCGACCTGGGCGGGATTATCATCGCGAAGGGGGGCGTGCCGACCGATCCGCAGAGGGAGCAGATCATCATGGACTTGAGGGCGAAGCGCCAGGCGCAGTTGCGCGGGGAGTTGCGCTACACGTTCATGACTGGGGACATCGACGTGAAGGACCCGAAGATCACGAGCGTGGACGCGGCGTTCATCGGGCAGCGGCTGGAGAACCGGCATGAGATCGCGCTGGCGTTCGGTGTGCCGCCCTCGATGTTCGACGTGAAGGCGGCGTATAGCGTGGGCAGCGCGAGCGACTATTACCGGATGCTGACGGATACGTGCATCCCCTGCGGCCAAAAGTTGTGCGCGGCGCTGGAGCAGTTGATCGGGCGCATGACGGGCCAGGTGGTGGACGTGGCGCTGGATTGGGACGATCACCCGGTAATGCAGGCGGTGCTAAGGGAGCGATTCGAGACCGTGGACAAGCTCTGGAGCAAGGGGATGCCGATGCGGGACATCTCGGAATATCTGGGCTTGGAGTTACCGCGGTTCGAGGGGGATGACATCGGGTGGCTGCCACTCAATGTGACGCCGATTGAGCAGGCGAGCGAGCCGCCTCCCGAGCCGACGACCGCGCCGGAGTTTGGGGAATTAACCACCGAGAGCACAGAGAGCACAGAGAAACCAGGAGAGGGAACGAAGGAACCGGAGGCGGTCAAAAGCTTGCGCAAGATGCTGGCGGGCCGAGTGGGGAAGGCGCGGCCAGTTAGAGCCGGCACTTCCAACCACAAGTTGTGGGAGCATCACATGCGCCAGCGGAGCGGCACGGTGAAGGCGTATGAAAACAAGGTGGGCCGGGTGGTGGCTGAGTTCCGAGGGAAGGCGTTGAGGCAATTGCTGGCGGCGCATGGCCTGGGGCAAAAGGTGATCAGTAATCAGTATTCAGTGAGCGGTGATCAGGGGGCAGTGGTCGAGAAAGGCCTCACCACCAAAGGGCTGCTGGATATCATTTTCAACGCGAAAGACTTTGGGAAGCAGGTGGTGGCGGCCACTAATCCGGTAACAAAAGCGGCGTTGCAAACGGCCGCCGACCAGGTGCGCGGCGAAATTGGACTGGTGGACCCGTGGGAGTTCCCGCCCGCCAAGGCGCTGGAATATATCGTATCGCGTCAGCAGGCGGTGCAGGGCTGCGGCGATACGGCGCGGAACCAACTCAACACGGCGCTGGAGGAAGGGTTCACAAAGGGTGAGGGGCTCGATGATTTAATGGCCCGCGTAAAGGGGGTCTTCAATTCGCTGGCGAAACATGAGGCACGGCGGATCGCGATGACGGAGACGGGGTGCGCGTTCAATTTCAGCCGGCATGAGTCCATGACGGCAGCGGGCATCCGCTACAAATCGTGGCTGAGCAGCCACGGGCCAACGGTGCGCAAGGCACACGCCGCCGCGGAAGTGGAGTACCAGGCGAACCCGATTCCGATTGACGAGCCGTTCGTGGTGGGCGGCGAGGAACTGATGCACCCCGGGGATGAGGATGGCTCGCCAGAGAACGTGATCAACTGCCAGTGCATCGAACTGGCGGTGAGGGGGCCGGACGAGGAATAGAAACATGAATGCGAAGAAACTAAAACGGGAACTGGGCGGGCGATTCGAGGTCGTACGGAACGGCAAGCAGCTCGAAATATTGACCAAGGATGGTAAGCGGCCGGTGTCGTTCAAGGCGGATGCGAGCTGGAAAGATGCGGGGGAACTGGCGGCCTACGTCAAATCGCGAATGCCGGTGGCGGTCATAAACCGGAGATAAGCACCCGATGAAAGTCACCCTCTATCCGACGGTCAAGCTGCTCGACGAGCAGGCCGGCATCCTGGAGTACATCGCGAGCGACCAGACGATTGACCATACGCGCGAGGTCGTGAAAGCGGACGGCTGGCTGTTCGACTATATGGAGAAGAACGGGCCATTTGTGGATTCGCACCGGACCGGCACGATTGACAACCTGGTGGGGAAGGTGCTGGGGGCGCGGGTGGAGAACAACCAACTGATCGAGACGGTGCAATGGGCCATAGATGTGGAGGCGAACCGGCTGGCGCAGTTGGGCTTCGCGATGACGAAGGCGGGCTACCTCAAGGGGGTGAGCGTGGGATTCAAGCCGGTGATGCTGACGACGCGGCTCGCGCCGGACGATTGGCCGTCCGACGATTGGTGCAACGCGAAGGTGGCCTACGCCGGGACCCGGACGGGCAAGGCGGTGTGGGACGCGCAGGTGAAGGCGCTGGGCCTGGGGCCGGACGCGCCGGTGGACACGATCTACATCCAGCAGCAGCAGCTCGAATTGAGCGCGTGCATTGTGCCGTGCAACCCCAACGCGGTGGCGAAGAGTTTTTTCCAGGCTTACAAGGCCGGCGTCATGACGGACGGGGACCTGGAGATGATTTCCAAGAAGATGGCCGAAAGTGCAACCGCCGATGCGACCGACGATCCCGCGCATGTCGCAAAGGCCCGGGCGCGGGCACGGCTGGCGATCCTCATGGGACAAAGAAACAACACGCGGTCGTAAGACCGCAAGAGAAAGAGATAGAGTGGTATGAAAGAAGAAACCGATACGGGATTTGAAAAGAAGGTGCTCGATGGTCTCGACGCGCAGGACAAGCGGATCGGCGAGATCAAGACGGAGTTCCGGACGCAGACGCAGAAGGTGCTCGACGACCTGGGCCGGGCCGACAAGGAGGTCAAGGGCGCGCTGGAGGACCTGACGAAGGTGAAGAACCAGGTCAACACGTCCTATGAGGAACTGACGGGGCATTACCGGAAGCTGCAGAACGCGGTGCAGTTGAACGCGCGGAGTTCGTTCAAGTCGCCGATTGCGCGGGCGCTGGCGAATGAGGAACTGCGGTTCAGCCTCAACGCGGCCGCACGGTACATCATCGCCGTGAAATCGGGCGAACTGGGGACGCTGGACCCGGCGTATGCCAAGCACGTCCAGGAACACATGGGCAAGCTCAAGGCGCTGACCGGCGTGGATTCGTCGCTGGGGCAGGCGACGGTGCCGACGCAGACGTTCAACGAGATTTTCGACACGCTTTTGGAGTTTGGGGACTGGAACACGCTAGGGGTGATCCGCATCGGGATGCGCACGATGGTGCTGCCTGTGGCGACGGCGCGTCCGCAGTTTTATTGGATCGGGTCGATGACCGGGGGCACGTCCGAGGGTTCGACGATCACGAGCGGGACGTTTGGCGGCGGCCAGGTGCTGCTCATTGTGCAGACGCTGGCGGTATTGATGTACATCGCCCGCGAGCTACTGGCGGACAGCTCGGTGGACCTGGCGCCCTATGTGTTGAAGCAGATGGCGGAATCGGTGGCGTGGGGCATGGACACGGCCGCGTTCATTGGGACGGGCAATGCGGACCAAACGAACGCGGGATATGTGGGCCTATTCAACGCGCCTTTGGCCAACACGAATATGGCGACCGTGGCGACGACGGGGAACACGACGGTGGCGACCACGCAGTTGCAGGATTGGGTGAACGTGCTGTTGACGGTGTCGCCCCAGGTGCTGAGCCGCAAGCCGATGTGGTGGATGCACCCGCAGATGATCGCCAAGGCGTGTTTGATCACGGACAAGAACGGGCGGCCGCTCTTTCAGACTTGGTTGGAGGTGCCGAACCCCGGGTCCATCGGCAGCATCCTCGGCCACCCCGTGCATCCCACGGCCATCGCGCCGGCGACGGACGGCCCGAACCAGCCGATTGCGGCGTTTGGGGAACCGGACGGGATGGCGGTCGGCATCCGTGAGGACCTGGAACTCGCGACCTCGGACGACATCGGTTTCCCGCAGAACTTGCGGGCTTTCCGCACGCTGATGCGGGCGGGGGTCAAGATGAAGACGGTGGCGGCGAGCACGTCGCTCAAGCCATTCGCCGTGTTGCAGACGGCGGCTCAATAGGACGGGTGCCGGCTGAAACACAACCAATAATGCGGCGCTCGCCGCTACAAAAGAAAGAGACGATATGAATCTGACGGAAATGCAAATCAAGGCGCTGCCGCTCGAGGAAACGCAAAAGCTGGTGGCGGAATTGCGGGCGATCCAGCCCGCGGACAGGGCCTACGCCAACGCGAAGGCGGTCATCGAACTGATCACCGGAGACAAGAAGTATAAGGAGCCGGAGATGGTGAAGGTGACGGCGGTCACGAATGTGATCGTGGACGGCCGGGAAGTGCGGGAGGGCCAGACGGTGGAGATTCTGCCGTGGCAGCATCGCGCGCTGGCGCGGTTTTTCGAGCCGCTGGAAATGGCGAAGAAGGGCGCGGCGGTCGCGCTGGCCCTGGCGCTGCTGAGCCTGCTGACGTTCACGGCGTCGGCCCAATACCAGTACACCTCGACGCAGCTTGTGGGGTGGAACTGCACGAACGCCGGTTCGACGACGTTCACCAACTACATCGCGGCAAGCGGCACAAGCAACTACATCGTGGGGATCACGAACACGGTGACCAACGTCATACCGAGCGTGGTGGTCACGAATGGGACGCCGGTGGTGACGTATGTGACCAATACGGTGAATACGGTGAGCTATCCCGGGACGTTGAACCTGACGCACTGGGGCCAGGCGGCGCTGACGATGAGCTGCAATTTGGCGGCGACGCCCTCGACCAACGGGTGGGTGCAGGCGGTGTTCGACGTATCGAACGACGGGTTGAATTGGATTACCAACGGGTTCAACCTGACGGTGACCAACTCGGGAGCCAACTACGTCGGCACCTGGACAAACCTGACCTATTTGGGGGCGATAGGCTACATACGGCTGGACACCTGCTCGAACAAC